TGGCTTCAACAGTACTCATAGCAGCTTCAAACTCCATACCGGCATTTGTGGCGGCGGTACCTATACCGGCCACCGCCACAGCTGCTAACTCCGCCGTTCGCTTTATAGTGTTAAGGGCTTTCTTCCCCACACTTTCAATTTTGTTAAACCCCTGGTCAAGCACTGAGAAGGTTTCATCGGCTGTCATCTTCTTCATCTTTCCGACTTCATTCTTGACCGATTTCACGGAATTACTGAAGGTCTTATCTATTTCGCCTGCGATTCTGACCATCAGTTTGTATTCTTTTCCTTTCGCTGACAACCTCGCTCACCTCTCTTATTGTGTCCACCCACTCCGCCAATGTCAGCTTTGACATCTCGTTAAAGTCCGTTTTAAGAGACATTGACAGTTGGATGTTTATCTTTCGTATCTGTTTTATATCATTCAGTCCGATGCCTAATTGAATAAAAAAGTCCTTACTTTGTTCCTCACATTTCTGCACTCTTTCATAGGTAAAGCCTTAAAGAACTCAATAGGCTTTCCTGTTGCCCTTACTGCAAGTGCCAGCGCATAATCAAGTGACATCTCAGGAACTAAATCATCAGAGTTTTTCTTTCTCATGGCCCTGTCAATCTTTGCAAGGTCGGCACCGGTAAGCTCTTCAAGTCCGCTTAAATCAAGCTGCGTATAAGTCTCGCCCTCGAATACAAAAGGCTTTTTGAACTCAACTATAAGCTCGTCCTCTTTTTCTTCGTCGTCATTCTCGGATTCTTCAGCATCAAAGCCTAAAGCCTTGTTGAAATCCTCGTCATCCTCTTCGGTTGCTACGTCGTAATTCTCATAATCTTCCATTGTCAAACCCTCTCTTTCGTTTGTCTTGTATAATCTTTTGACCGCCCTTAAGCGGTCATTGTAAACAAAAAGTACCGGTCAAGCGGCTGGTTAGCCACTCAGCCGGTACCTTGGACAACCATCGGTCTGGTTAAATTCTTATTCTGTTTTCTGCTCAGATTAGCTATAAGCCTTAATCTTTGCCAGCATATCCTTACCGTTGATCTTGTAAACGCTGTTAAGCTTGTCGTACTCTAACATAACTTTTCCGTCAACCTCAATGAGATAGTAGAAAAGCTCCAGAGTAACCTTGCTTTCCATCATCTTTCCATTCTCCAGCTTGCCGGGATCGAAGCTCTTAAGTCTGCCTCTCTCTACAATCCTTACAGGTCTGTAGGTTAAAGCTCCGGTGCTTCTGTTGGTAAGCTGCTCTGAACCACGCATTGTAATAGCAACAGGCTCAGAAGGATCCATGATAGAGAACACATCCTCGTCAAGATTACGGAAGTTGATCTCCTGCTCTAAGCTGCCAAACTGTCCGGGTACGGAAGTCTCGTATGTTCCGAGTATTCCGGCTCCGTTGATAGTCTCAGTAATGGCATCCATTGTAGGAAGGGTTGTAGCTCCGGTTACACCGATACACTTGTTGCCCTTGCCGTATACGTTATAGTTATTGATAATTTCAGGTATCAAGCTCTGCTTTGCCATTATGCTTCACCTCCCCCAAGTGCCTCTTCAACCATTGAAGGATCGTACTCTAAGATATCAAGTACATACTCTGCCGGTGTATAAGGTGCAAGGTACTCTCTGAATGTGATCTTGCCGTTAAGCACGTCACCGATGTAGTTATCTTCCTGGCGGTACTCCATACGAAGTCCGGCGCACTTGTCAGCTGCTACAAGGCCGTTTGCAAATACATTCTCAGAATCAACAAAGGACTCAATAAGTCTGTAATTTGCAGGATCATCAATCTTATCTGCATAAGTGATGATGAAACGGTTGCCCCACCATGAGAAGAACCTACGACAACCAATCCATCTGTCTTTAGGATCTGTTGTTGCCGGGTAAGCTGCTGTGTTGTTGCCCCATGAACGGAATCCGTTGTGATTTACTGCTGTAACTACGCCGATAGCGTTAAGCTCGTTAGCCTGGTCATCGGTCAAGTAAATCTCGTTTCCGAGTGCATCGCACATAGCTGCTGCCTTAATAGGCTTGTTCGAAGGTGACAGATTAGGAACGTTCTCATTGTTGACATCTGTATATACTGCCATAGCTACATACAGTGCTGAGTAAGGCATAATCTTATTTGCATACTTAGCCATAGGCCAGCAAACGATCATGTTCTCATTTGCGTATCCTGCTGCCGCTTTCTTTGCTTCAACGTCGGTATAAACCTGTGCGCCGCTTGCTGTAGCGTCGATATCAACTACGCACTCACAACGGAACTTGCCGGATACATTGTAAGCCTTTTCTGAAAGAGCAAGACCTACAGATGGTGTCTTTGAGAAGCCGGGAGCTGCGATAAGTGAAGGAACCACATTAAGCTTTGTGTAAACCTCGTCAACACACTGGATACCGGTGTACTTTCCGGTAGCGGTTGTGTATGATCCGATTACTTCTGCTGCGGTTACGCCTGAAGGAGCAAGCTTATTACCTGTAACCGTGATTGAGGTTACGCCTGCTGCTATAACATTGAATACGGGATATCCGTCCTCGTTAAGCTCAACAGTGTAATCATCGTCAATGTCAAGTGTTGTGCTGCCGTTCTTTACCACAAGGTTTGCGTCAAGCAATACGCCCTTAGATGTACCTACACCAACTTTGTTAGAAAGTGTAATAGTCTCTGTGTATGCTGTCTTGTGGTTTGCATTTGAAGGATCCAATACGTTAACGAATACTACAGGGCCAACGCCAAAAGCTTTGAACATAGCATCCATAGCGGCGCAAAGTGTGTAGTTTGCGTAATCGTCACTGTATCCTAATGCTTCCTGAGCCTCTGCAAAATTGTTGCAAAGTATAGGCGTGTTTACAGCCTTTGAGATGTCAGCTGCTTCATTGACCGGAGCTGTACCAATGAATACCGGTACGAAGCCGTCTGTACTCACGGGGCTGGGAATACTGGTAGGATTCTCCTGAATTTTGATACCGTGATTGTAAGGCATTTCTTTTTCCTCCTGTGTTAATTTTTACCCCGTATGCGTTTACCGACATTCTTGTAAATGATCGCCAACGCTCCGGTTTGTTGCTTGATTTCCATCATAGCCTTTGGGAAGTCCTCTATTGTTACGAACATTTCCCTCATAGGCTTGTAGCTTTCTATAGCCTCGTTTACTTTGGGCGGTAATATTCCGTCCTTAAAGACTATAGCGTGTCTAATCAGATTCGGTATTGTCGGGCCGACATACATTAGATCCTTGACTTCTGCCTTGTTGTTAAACTCTGTCTCGGCTTCCACCCCTGCATTCGACTTTGTGTTTTTGCTTTCTGCTTTAGTCTCGGCTTCCTGTGCCTCGTCCTTCTCTATCTCTTCTGACTGTAAATCCTCGGCTTTCAATTCCTCGGACTTAATTTCTTTTGCTTTCTTTGGCTTCATGCGTATGGATCCTCCTTTCTGACTGCCGCTATCGAAAAATCAAGATTGCAAGCTCCGATAAAGTATGGATAATAATTATCTTCCTGAGCTACCCAATTCCATTCGCCTTTATAGGCAGCCTTATTTTTCAAGTTAGGATCCCGATGGAACCTTAAATATATTTCCTGGAAGATGTTTTGAAGATCCCTGTATCCCTGACTGTCGCTGTCGCCGTCCCAAACTCCGGCTATAAGGCAGACAGAAACTACATAATCGCTGTCCCTCTCGCCTGTGTCGTTACCTCGTATCAGTCTCACGATGATGTACGGTACCGGCATCTCGTCTTTCGAGTAGTCTAAGTCCAGCTTTGGAAGATCCTGTTTGTAAACGTTTATCGGAATAAGCGTACCCTTTTTACATTTGTACCGCCACTCCTTAAACAGTTCTTCCAGCTCTTCCGCCAAAGCGTCTATCAGTTCTAAAGGTGTCATGCAAAACCCTCCGGCTACTTAACATACTTAGGTATTGTTATTCTGATCTGTTCTGATAATGTGCTATAAACCGTGCTGTCAATTCCCTTCTTGTAAACTACTTCCTCACCTTTGGCTTTGTTGGTAGCATACAATGACCGGATAAGTTCTTTGTTTGGCTTTGAGTCCATGTGCTTACCCGGTACACGCTGAGCAAGTGCAAGATGCTGACTTGCATATTTGACTACAAAGGCTTTGTACTTGTCTGCGTTACCGCCTGCATTCTTTCTGAGTGCCATTGACGTAAGCCTGCCGCCCTTTTTCAAGGTTTTGGCTTTTATCCATTTCGGTGCGCCTTTGCTTCCTGGAAAGTATGTCTCAGGCTTGACAGTGTATTCCTTTAAGTCCGTTGGCCTGCTTGCTGCCGTAATGGTTGCATAGAGCTTTGAGATTTTGGCTTTGTCAATTTTGTTGATGCTGTGATATCCCTTCCGTCCTTCCTTCAGAGTGTATCTTTGTCCTGCTTTCTGCGACATCTGGCTTTCAACTTTCTTAGCCGTGTTATTGATTGCAGTCCTTAAGATGTTCTTTGTCTTGTCTTTCGACATATTCAAGTCCATCTCCAGCTCAACCAATCCCTCGATAGATACCGTATAGCCAATCATAAGCCACCTCGTTAAGTCTCGTTTGAACCAAGGGAAATAGATATTATGCCGTACTCGTCCTGAGTGTCAGACACTAAATACATATCTCCGTCAAGTATAAGCTTTGCCCCTACTCGTGGGAGTCCGTTAAAG